ATTTGCTGATCGGACAGAACTTGGCAGAAACAAGGGGCCGGTGCTGGCTAGATGGTGGGTCTAAAGATGCACAGAACCAGACCCGCACACCAGCCCAAAGATCATCATGAAAAATAATTGGCATAGATTTTTTCCCGGCCTAGCGAGAAGAGTTCCCGAGAGAAGAACCCGGAAAATAAACTGCGAAGATAACCGGGCGGAGAGAATAAAAAGAAAAACTAAGAATATCAACTAGTTAGTGAGGGTAGGTATGGGCCTCCCCCCCGGTCTACGTTATCGTATACAGCTAGTACAACGGAAGGGGATTTTGGGATGTCAAATAAAAGAAAAGACTGTACAGATTTACACCTATACGAAGTATGTACGTATTTTGTATAAATATTAGTCGATATTAGGAGAGGACTTGCGGGAGGCATATTTATATGATACTTATAGTACTATAAAGTATTTCTGTAATAAAAACACTTTATATATAAAAGTAACTCAAAGTAAATTACTTTAAAGTACGTTTTATTTATAAATTTTCTCTTGTCAAGAGCATTTATTTATTGTACATTTATTACACAGTTACGGGAGGTATACTGTAAATAGGAACTAACAGTGACAGAAAAGGATACGTACTATCTTCGTCAGTTGCGTGAGTTATCGTGTTCAGACGATTTTAGTCGCCCACGGAAAGAGCGATACTTAACTAATTTTTATACTTCATTCCATAATGCATCTGTAATAGATGTACACATCCCACTACCCCACAGTGATGTTTTTTATGTGAGAGCCGCCCTAGAGTCTCGGTTTCCAAATAAAAAATTTACGATTGAAGAAGTCAAACAATTAATTAAGGAAGAATATGGAGTTGACTATTGACTTTTGCACTTTCAAGAAGATAACGCTTTATTGCGGCGCGTAATTCTACTTTGGGGAGTGGTCCTTCTTGTACGCAAGAAGTTGTATGTCTACATAGTTAGTGCAATGCTAACCGCCGTTCTTTATTTATAGGAAGCATATGTCAATTGAAGATGATTTAAAAGACTGGTCCTCTAAAGTATTAGAGGTACCTAATCCCAATTTGGGAGGTATACCAGCATGTCCCTTTGCGAGGAAGGCTTGGCTAGACGATAAAGTCTCTGTGATTGAGTGTGAGAATATATTTAATCAAACGATTATCGAATGCGGTAACTTTGATCCTGAGCGTAAGAGTTTGGTGGTATGTGCTTCATACGTACTGCCGGATGTGGACGAAATGAATGACTGGGTCTCTAGCATGAATATTCTAGTCGCTAAAGCAGATCTTCATTTAATGGTGTTCCATCCTGAGTACGGGGCGGAAGATGCCGGATTAGATTTTTTGTATAACCACGATTGGGAGTCTTTAATCGAAGAACCATACTGTATGATTTTTATACAGTCATTGTCTCAGGTTGATGATGCTTCCATAATGTTAGAAGGTCAGGGATACTACGATGTGTACCCTGAAGATGAATACAACGAACTTGTAATTGAAAGAAGGAATAGAAGACATGGCTATGAAACCTCGTGCGATGAAGCGTAAGACAGCAATGATGCGTGGCGGTGCTACGGACAAGAAGAAGACAATGATGCGTGGTGGCGGTATGACTAAAGCCAACGCAGGTGCTTCAATGAAACCAGCGCAGAAGACTAAGATGATGCGTGGCGGAACAACCAAAAAGAAGAAGTAACGCAATGGTTAAAAAGAAAAAAATGGCAGTGGGAGGCATGGCCTCTCAAAAAGCGGCAAGTCCTCGTGCGGGAGGAATGCCGCAACGCCAGTCTTCTCGCACTGCTCCGCAGTCTGTTCAAGCAATGACTGCAGTTGCACAAAAAAGGAACAAACGTAAGTAATGGCGCTTAACGTCACTCGCCCTAGCCGCTTTAAAAGCTACGGTGTACACGCTACAACTGATAATACAGCAGTAACTGTGTACACCTGTCCGCCTAATTCTGTTTCTTATGTGTCATTAATATTTGTATCTAATGGTTCATCTCACGCATCGGATGTGTTAATTCAGTGGGTAGATGCTTCTGCAAGCACTACAACTAGTATTGTAGGTGGTAAAAATTTAACTACCGGAGAATTTATTGAATTAAGTGGATTTTTTATCGTTCTTGAAGTAGGCGATACAATTAAAGTAACTCCTCAAAGCACTGCTGGCGGTAACAATCCTGATATTGGTGCTATTGTAACAGTGGAAGAAGTGTTTCTTCCTACACAAGGATAATGTATGCCAGCAAAAAAGACAAAGAGCAGAGTCAATGAATCCGGTAACTACACAAAACCTACAATGCGTAAGAACATGTTTAACCGCATCAAGGCCGGTGGAAAAGGTGGTAAGCCCGGACAGTGGTCAGCTAGAAAGGCTCAAATGCTTGCCAAGCAATACAAGGCAAAAGGTGGAGGCTACAAGTCGTAATGAAGAAGCCTCAAAGGTCCTTGAAAAATTGGACCAAACAGAAGTGGCGTACCAAAAGTGGCAAGCCCTCTACACAAGGCCCCAAAGCTACCGGGGAGCGATATCTCCCGGAGAAAGCAATTACAAGTCTTTCGGACAAAGAGTATGCGGCTACTACGAGAGCCAAGCGAAAAGCCACGAAGGCGGGTAAGCAAGTAGCAAAGCAACCCAAGAAGATCGCAAAGAAAACTGCGAGATATAGATAATGGCAACTACAAAAGATGTTGAACGCTTACCTTCTGGCCGTATCAAATATCGTGGGGAAACCTTCGCAGGATACAACAAGCCAAAGCGAACACCTGACGGCCCTAAGAAGTTTGCTGTACTTGCAAAGAAGGAGGATCAAATCAAGCTCGTACGCTTCGGTGATCCCAACATGGAAATTAAAAAAGACAATCCTGCACGGCGTAAAAGTTTTCGTGCGAGGCATAACTGCGATACGGCAACGGATAAATTTACAGCAAGATATTGGTCTTGCAAGAAATGGTGATAGGACATGAATAAAGCAGTCTATTTAAAAGAGGGCAAAGACTACACCGAGAAGCAGTTAGCTTTCTTGGAAGCTCTTGGCACCACCTCTCAAGGTAACATCCGTGGAGCAATGCGGGAGGCGGGTTATTCAGAGACTACTCACCAGAAAGAAGTCCTAGGTTCTTTGTCCGATGAAATTATTGCTTTAGCTAATAACATCCTATCGACTCATTCTGTGCAAGCGGCCTTTGGTTTAGTGGGAGTACTTGATGATCCTACTGCAATGGGTGCCAAGAATGCAATTATGGCATCGACTCAGATTCTAGATCGTGTCGGTGTCGTCAAACGGGAGAAGTTAGAAGTGACCACGGATCAAAGTGGTTTGTTTATTTTACCTCCTAAGAAAGTTGAAAATGAGTCTGACGACTGAAGAAAAGCTGGCGATTAAGGAACGATTCTTTCCTGATCGCTTCAAGCCAAAGGGGAGGGGCAGACCTCCCTTTTCTGTTGTTTACGATAAAGATCCTGCAACATCTCCTCCAAACTTAGAGTTTGTGTTAAATAAAGAAGTGTACCCTTTCTTGGAGGAAGCAGTCTACGCAATGCGCGAAGGAGCTTCGTATCGGCAGGTTGCAGACTATGTCAGTGCAAACTGTGGAATTAAATTTACTTACGAATCTTGTCGCAAGTTGTTTAATAAAGTTTGCGAACTGTATCCGGACTGGATGGAGTATCGCGCACAGGCGGACGGTAACCACGGTGCAAACAATGCACAGTCCAACTTAAATAAAGATAAGAAAAAAGTTAAAGAAACCCAAAAGAAGACGCAGTTAAAGCGCAAGATTACAAATCTACAAAAAGAGTATGACCTGTTAACAAAACCACAAAAACAGGAAGAGGAACCTCCAATTGATTCTGACATGGAGGTTGTTGGCGGGGCTGTCTACCGAAGTAAGAAAGGTGAAGCTCCCGTTATTTTTAAACCGAATCCCGGGCCGCAGACTGAATTTTTGTCTGCCCCAGAACGAGAAGTATTGTACGGGGGTGCCGCAGGTGGCGGTAAGTCTTATGCATTGATTGCAGACCCTGTTCGCTACTTTTCCAATAAAGAGTTCAACGGAATTTTACTTCGTCGAACAAATGATGAACTACGTGAACTGATCTGGAAAACGCAAGAGCTATATCCTCAAGTCTATAAAGGCGCAAAGTGGTCAGAGAGAAAGTCTCAATGGACATTCCCCTCTGGCGCACGACTCTGGTTAACTTACCTAGATAGAGATGAGGATGTACTTCGATACCAAGGCCAAGCGTTTTCTTGGATCGGTTTTGATGAGCTTACACAGAATCCTACGCCATTCGCTTGGGACTATATGCGTTCTCGTCTTCGTACTACTGACCCAGATCTTCCCTTATGTATGCGAGCTACCACAAACCCGGGCGGTCCCGGACACGGTTGGGTCAAGAAGATGTTTATCGACCCTGCTCCTGCAAACTCTAAGTTCTGTGCGACTGATCTTGAGTCAGGAGAAGAGCTAAGATACCCTGAGCATCATAAGAAATCCGGAGAGCCTTTGTTCTTTAGGCGGTTTATCCCGGCAACTCTGAAAGATAATCCCTATCTTTATGATGAAGGTAGCTACGAGGCTAACCTGCTTTCTCTTCCTGAACAGCAACGTAGGCAGTTGTTGGAAGGGGATTGGATGATTGCCGAGGGTGCGGCATTCCCAGAGTTCAATCCTGTCGATCATATCTGTGAACCTTTTGATATTCCTCCGACATGGAGACGTTTCAGGTCGTGTGACTTCGGATACTCAACTTTTTCTGCCGTGCATTGGTTTGCTGTCGATCCTGCATACGAGACACTGTATGTTTATCGTGAATTGTATCTATCTAAGAATACTGCAAGAGAGTTGGCACGGAAAGTCGTAGAGGCAGAGCAAGGAGAGAAGATTAGCTATGGGGTTCTCGATAGCTCAACGTGGCACAAACGGGGGCATACAGGCCCGTCGATTGCAGAAGAGATGATTGCAGAGGGATGCCGCTGGAGACCTGCAGATAGAACCGCAGGATCTCGTGTAGCAGGAAAGAACAGATTACATGAATTGTTGAGGGTAGACGAAGAGATAGAACAGGCAGGAGTAGTCTTCTTCAATACTTGCAGACAGATTATTGCGGATCTTCAAGTAATACCATCATGTCCAAAAGGCAGTGATGATATCGATATTAGATACAGTAGTGACCATACCTACGATTCCATTCGCTACGGAATCATGTCGCGGCCACGAGCAAAGAGTGTATTTGATTTTGAAGAAGATATAAGTAAAACGGGGTGGCAACCTTTTGATAAAGTTTTTGGGTACTGATAAATGGCTATAGTCGATAAACCTGAGTTCGATCAGGACGAAAGCATTATTCTTGAAGATTCGGATGATGCAACAGAAGATACCGAATACTCGGGATTTGTTGCAATCGTACAAAATAAGTTTTATCGATCTAAAGATAAACGACAGTCCGATGAACAGCGTTGGCTAAAAGCGTATAAAAACTACCGGGGAATTTATGATGATACGACGCAGTTCACCGAAACTGAGCGTTCTCAAGTGTTCATCAAGATTACAAAAACGAAGGTCCTTGCGGCCTATAGTCAAATCGTCGATGTTTTGTTCGCAGGCAATAAATTTCCAATCGGAGTCGAGCAGACAAAAATCCCTGAAGGCATTAAAGACTCGGTTTATGTCGATGCGGCACTTCCCGATCAACTCAAAGAAGTCTACGAAGAATTCAACGTAGGCTATGCAGGAGATGGCAGGGATGTCCCTGAAGGTGCGGTTACCGCTCGTGACTTAGGTCCTCTTCCACAACTCGACCCAGTTAAAGAAGAAGTTAAGGCAGGTCCCGGAAATACTCCAAGTGCCGCTATCTTTGAGCCAGCAAAACAAGCCGCTAAGTTCATGGAAAAAAAGATTCATGACCAATTAGAAGAATCTGATGCCAGCAAGCATTTACGTTTTTCTGCATTTGAGATGGCGTTGTTTGGCACGGGTATTATTAAAGGTCCATTTGCTCACGATGTCGAGTATCCAAACTGGGACGACACTGGCGAATACGATCCGATTATGCGCACAATGCCTCGCGTAGAAGCAGTATCTATCTGGAACTTCTATCCAGATTCAGACGCACACAATATGGCAGATGCTGAATATTCAATCTATCGTCATCGCATGTCTCGCTCTGCGTTACGTGATCTTAAGAACCGTCCGTTCTTCCGTGATCAAGCAATTGAACGTGCTATCGAGTCCGGTCCTAACTACGTCAATGAGTACTGGGAAGATGTTATCGACGATACTCAATATCGAGAAACATTAAACCGCTGGGAAGTATTGGAGTATTGGGGTGTAGTGGATCGTGACGTTGCAGAAGATGCTGGTCTAAAATTAACCAAAGAACTTAAGAAGTTTGATCAAATTCAGATTAATGCGTGGGTATGCGGGGACAATATTCTTCGTTTAGTTCTTAATCCGTTCAAGCCTACACGCATTCCTTTTTACGCTGTACCGTATGAATTGAATCCATATTCGTTCTTTGGTGTAGGCGTAGGCGAAAACATGGAAGACACGCAGATTCTCATGAATGGTTTTATGCGGATGGCTGTCGATAATGCCATGTTGTCCGGTAACCTAATCTTTGAAGTGGACGAAGCGAATCTTGTTCCCGGTCAGGATTTATCTGTCTATCCCGGAAAGATATTCCGCCGTCAAGGTGGCGCACCCGGTCAGGCGTTGTTCTCCACTAAGTTCCAGAATGTCGCTAGCGAGAATATGATGTTATTTGACAAGTCTCGCCAATTAGCCGATGAGTCTACCGGCATCCCTTCGTTCTCTCACGGGCAAACCGGAGTGACAGGGGTAGGCCGTACAGCTTCCGGTATCTCTATGCTGATGGGAGCCGCCGCGCAGAATATTAAGACTGTCGTTAAGAATGTCGATGACTATTTGTTAGCTCCACTAGGCAAAGCAATGTTCGCTTTCAATATGCAGTTTGATTACGACAAACGTGCTAAGGGTGACCTTGCTGTTATTGCTCGTGGTACTGAATCGTTGATGCGTAATGAGATTCGTTCTCAGCGTCTCATGCAGATTCTGCAGATTGGTAGTAACCCTGCATTGGCACCGATGGTTAAGTTCGATTATATCCTTCGTGAGATTGCCGCTAGTTTAGATCTCGATGAAGACAAGATTGTGAACGATCCTCGTGAAGCGGCTATCCAAGCGATGATCATGAAAGAAGTACAGGCGGAAATGCAAGCACAGCAACCACAGCAACCGCCACAGCAGGGGAATGAGGGAGTCCCTACACCTGAGAATCCATCTGGAACGGGTGCAGGAAACATGGGACCCGGTAATGCGCCGGAGCCGGGTACTCCCGGATTTTCAGCAAACACGGGAGTTAATGAGGAACAAACTGTCCAATGATCCCCGAACTTGCTAAAAAGCTATTGCCGTTAGTTAACACAAAGAAAAATACAGATGCAATGCAGATATATGCATTAGATCGTATTGAGTTTATACATAGGCAACTTGAGATTGCTACATCATGGGATGAAGTCAAAGAACTTCAGGGACAAGCAAGAGAAGCTCGTCGGTTACTTTCGTTGAAAGATGAAGTCGAGCAGAAGTCTAGGGAAAAGTAAATGGCCGACAGACGGGACGTACATTACAGTGAAATGGGTATCTCATCATTTGAAATGCTCCCCACGTTAATCACCGGGACTAGTCAAGATGTAGTTGATGCGGCGTACATCTCTAGAGAACACGCAAAGAAAGCTAAGTACGAAGACAATGACAGGACGGAAGATTCATTACGTCACATGCTGTTGGGCGGATTAATCCAATTAAATCCAGAAGAAGAAGAAACTGTTGGTCGTAGTATTGCTAGCTTTCTAATTGATTTCCGTGAAGGTGACTCACCTGAAGATCAGATTGATTTAAACAATAATATTTACGGTCGTCGGTTACGTGAGATGTATCCTGATCGTGAAGAGTTTATTTCCAAAGCAATTGAGATTGCAGATGCAATGGTTAAGGGTGGCGAGCCTCCTGAACTTGATGGAGTCTCCTTACAAAAAAGTTATGGCTCTTTTGAAACCCCCGAACGACTCGCTGAGTTTGAAGAACGTGAAGCGGCGGCGTTAGATATCGGCGGGTTACTTTCTAGACCTCCAAAACTAATGAAGCCTGAAGAAAAAGAAAATTTAACGGACGCTACTATTAATTTAATGAATCGTATGCAATTCGACTCAGAAGAAATTGTAGAACGCACTCCTAATCTTCCTTCTTTAATGCAAAAAGTAGATACCTACTTTGTAGAAAATGCTCCGTATTTTGCTAATATTGATCGACATTCTATTGATGACTCCAGAATATTTTTAGACGGTGGATCCTATGGGGGTTATGGAATTAAAAATTTATCTACTGGAGATAAACAAACTTTTTTTGCTGGGGCAACTGAGCAACCTGCTTTAGATGATTACATTTTACACGAGACCGGCCATGTTTCTGAAGATGAAATGCGACCTTCAGAACAAGAAGCCGCTGTTACGTTTTTAGACTTTTACAGGAACGCAAAACGGTTACAAAATCCTGAGTTATCTGAGGATGATAGATTTAGGTATGAAGATAGACTTAGTACATCTAAACAGTATTTAAAAGAACAGGGATTTGATATTCAAGACCCTGAAGTTGCTCAACAAGTGGCTTTTCTTGCTTCTACTTATGTATTAAAAGTAGGTTTAAAAATAGACCCTGAAATAACAATGGAAGAATATCTTGAAGTAGAAAAAGATATCAATTCTGTTGCAAATACATATGTACAAGAACTAAATCAAATGGATAAAGGTGGCTTAATGCTCGCTCCGGGCGGTGCAGTACAGTCTTTAGGTAAAGGTCTAGCAAATATTTTTAGACTAAAAACCACAAGAGAAGGCGGTCCGGATTATGTAATCCCGCCAGACCCTACTCCTGAAGCAATGGAGATTGCCCAAAAAAATGCGGCAAAGTCTATAGAAGAAGGAGGTTTGGGTCTTCCCCCAGATAACACTTCGATAGATCGTGCTAAGGCGATGGGATACGGCATACCCTTTTATCATGGAACTATTGATGAAATTTCATCTATTGAGCCTTTTAGAAACAAAGCAGGATTTTTTGGAGCCAATGATCCTCCTGAAGTAGCCGAAACATATGCTTTTGATCCTTTAGAGCAGGTGTTTGGATCAGGAATTACTAATACAGATGACTCAAGGGTCTATACCCTTTTGATGCGAGATGATGCGTTAGCAAAAGTTAAAGATCCTAAAAATCCTGCTAGAGTTGGGCAGATTGATTGGGGCGGATACAATTTCGATAATTCTCAAGAAGCACTCTTAGATCTTCCAAATGGTGAGCAAATTGAATTTAATAATATATCTACTGATGATTTAGAAGACATTGCAAGAGAATACGATCTTGACGCGATAGAAATATCTCAGATTAGAGATATCGCAAATCGAGGATTTCCCGGTACTAAAGAAGCTTTACAAGAAGCTGATTATTTATCTACTCCGGGAACTAATATTCCAACTGCATCGGGTACGGAATCTGCGGCATTCAGTCAAGGGCTAGTACGCGCACCTAATGCGGCATTTGATCCTGCAAAGCGAGGTTCTCCTATTTTAACTGCAGGCCTTTCAGGAACTGCTATTGCACTTGGATTAGTGGCTACCCCTGAAGAAGCCGAAGCCGCCTACATTCCTCTCAAGGCATTTGCTGATGGCTCTGATGCCGCTAAAGCATTCTTCGCTAAAGCACAAAAGCGTATCGATGAGGGTGCGGACACTGCCCCTAACGGCGAACTGTACAATGAGATGGGAGTGTATAAGTCTGAAGATGGTGACTTGAAAGTGGATGTCCCTGAGCTTCGCGCACGTGACGTAGAAGCAATGAATGCAATTGCTAATTTCCAAGAGGATTTAAATTTTTATTTGAAATCCACGAAGCAAAGAAGAAAAGCAACTTCTAATCCTATCACTCGTTATTTACCTGAAAACTCTCCGATCTTTGAAAATTTCCCGGATTTAAAAAATGCCAAGGTTGTTATGAAACCTTCTAAAAAATATGCTAGTGGCGGAGAGTATAACCCCAACACTCAAGAGCTTGTTATTTTTGTTGACCCGGGAGCAAACCTTTCTGATGATGTAGATGCAGATC